AATCAGGAATGGTTTGCATCCCTGCACCGGGGCTTGATATCGACGATGGACTTCAAGCGTTGATTGGCAAGATGTCATGGGATACCGCTCGACCTTTGGATTCCGTAAACAGACCGCATTTCTACGTCAGCAGCGACTGCGAGAACATCATTCAAGCACTCTCTGAATACACTGGCGAAGGTGGGCTTAAGGAAGCGTGGAAAGATCCAATTGATGTTTGTCGCTACGCCGCCATTGCAAATCTCGATCACGTTGACAATAGCCAATCATTTGTTACAACTCACGGGTCTGGGGGATACTAGTATGAAAAAACAAGCAGCTAAAGCAGCAAAACGGGGGCGACCTGCAAAGAAAACGCTAATTATTGACGAGTCACCATGCAGTCTTGATAGCCTTATCGAGCAGCAAATTGATGAAGATTTCATTGTTATGCGTGTTTGCAACAACCCAAGCTGGGTCATCGTCCGAATGGATGGGCTGGCGGTTCCGGTAAAATGCCCTTCCCGCCTATCAAATAAACTTGTTGGCAAACGCATCAAAGTGTGCTTAGTATCTGCCGACCCCGAAGACTTTTACGAATACGCATCATGATCGAATCACTAGAACTAGAGGACGAATCCCTTATTTACGCTGACAAAGAGCCAGACGTTAATGCGTTAACTGATGCGTATGATACCTGCCTAATTGATCTTGAATACTATTTCGAGTCATGTCTGCGCTCTTATAATGATCGGCGCAATATCTGGGACGGCAAGTCTGACGATCTTCGCAAGAACGGAGCAAACGCATTTCCGTGGCAAGGTGCTTCAGATCAAGAAGTTAACGTGGTTGGCGAGCGGATTGACATGTATGTGTCTCTGTTTGACCAAGCCCTCCAGCGCAGCCACATCAAGGCGTTCCCAACGTCTATGGCATCAATGCCGCGAGCTTCTGTTGTGTCGTCGTTCCTTAAGTGGATGCGCTCGACCTACATTCCTGACTTCAAAAACCAAATGGAGTTGGGTGCGAACTATTTGCTAGAGAAGGGGATTATGGTATCCTATGTTGGATGGAAGCGAGAAAAAAGAACATATCTGCAACAAGTCACCATCGACCAAATTGCCCAACAATCCCCTGATCTAGCGAACCTTATTATTGATGGGAACGATGACGAGATGCTCACGGGCTTGATCCAACAAGGATTCCCTGACTTGTCGAACAAACGCGCTAAGAAGGCAATCCGAGATATGCGGAAAACCGGGATGGCTGAAATCCCACTCCCTCGTCAAACCGTTGATTGCCCGATTGTTTATTCGTGCGCCCCGGATGGAGAGGTCATCTTCCCTCCGTATGTTTCCGACCCTCAACGCGCTCCATACATCTTTTGGCGCACGTTCCTGACTGCTCAGGAGCTTGAGAAAAAAGTTACCAATGAGGGATGGGACAGGAAGTGGGTCGATCACGCTATCTCAAATCTTCGCGGAAAAGACTCCATGTATCTCGATGGCGAGAGCGTGAAAACCGTTACACGTCTGCCTATCACTGACGACAATGACCTCGTAATGGTGGTCTATGGCTACCAGCGCCTGATTGATGAAGAGGATGGCAGCGAGGGCATCTACTGCACCGTATTCCACCCAACTACGGACGGCTACGCAAAGCATGAGCTTCTCAATGGCTATGACGATTACCCGTTTGTTGTTACTCGATTGGCGAATGACCAAAAGCGAATGTATGAAGTGCAAACGTTCTCCGACATTCTCCGTGGTCCGCAGATGCAAATCAAGACCGAGCGTGACAGCCGGATCGACCGCGCTTCGATGGCCACCTTGCCGCCGCTGATGCACCCTGCTGGTCGTCCTCCCTCCGACTGGGGTCCGGGCCGTCGCGTTCCTTACCGTCGTCTTGGCGAGATTGCTTGGGGGCCAGTTCCTCAAATGGACCAAGGTTCCATTGAGTCTGAGATGTCTATGCGAGCGCAAGCAGACCGCGCTGTTGGTCTTGATCTCACGAACCCGCTTACGGCTGCTCGTCAACAGTTCTACATTGGCAAGTTCCTCGATCATGTCCGCGACGTATTGACGATGGCGTGGAAGCTGTATCAGCGCATGGGACCGGACGAGGTTTTCTTCCAAGTCACTGGCAATCCTAACCCCCAGACGATGACCAAGGGTAGTCCCGACGAGAATTTCAGCATTACGGTGTCATTTGACTCATTGACCACTGATCCAGAGACTGCGGAGACGCAACTCAAGAACATGGTATCGCTTGTTCAACTTGATCGCAATGGCGTTCTAGATGTCAACAAGCTCCTTGAGTTTACTGCGTCGAGCATCAACCCGATCTTTGCAGACTATGTGCTGCAACCCGTCGAGGAAGCCCAACAGAAGGTCGCCAAGAACGTCACTGATGACCTTGCCAAGATCTTTGCAGGCATTGAGGTTCCGGCTCAACCAAACGGCGCGCAGATTGCCATGCAGATGGTTCAAGCGTATGTCCAGCAACCGGACATCATGCAACGCGCACAGTCCGACGAAGCGTTTGGTGGTCGCCTTCAGAAGTACATGCAGCAATATGAATTTCAGATGCAACAGATGCAGAATGCTGAGATTGGTCGCATTGGAACTGCGAATGCCCAGATGGGCGGCGTGATTACCCAAGGAATGCAACAATAATGGAGAAGCGATTTAAAAAAGTCGTTACCAATCCTGCCACTGGTCGCAAGAAGACCGTCAAGTATGGGCAAAAAGGTGCAACGATTTCTCCCGGCTCGTCCCGTGGCGATTCCTACTGCGCCCGCAGTGCCAAGATCAAAGGTGAATGGAAGTCTGATCCCAACTCGCCAAACAATTTATCAAGGCGTAAATGGAAGTGTAGCGGAAGCAAATCAATGAAGTAACTCTATGAAAAGCAAATCAAATGGCTGCGGCCACAAGGAAGAAAAAGAATACGGCAAAGGCAAAAAAGGCAAGGGCTACGTCGAGATTGAAATCAAGATGGGCCGCATGCCTAAGAAAAAAGCTAAACGCAAGTAGTCTATGAAAAAGCCAAAAACAAAAGCCGCTAAACAGGCCAAAGTGGCGAAAGTCATGGGTGAATATAAGGCAAAAACTCTCCATGCAGGAGTGAATCCCAAAGGACCAAAGAAAGCCCCATTGGCGAAAAATCGGAAACAAGCGGTCGCAATCGCAATGTCCGAAGCTGGAATCAAGAAGCGTAAGTAATAATATGACCCCACTACCTAAGCCAACCATCCAACAAGCCGTTGAATCCCTCTCTGATCGTGACGAGTTCAAGGCTATCGTGCAATTTGTCCGAGACGAGCGTGAGCGTTTCTTTGCTGACCTTCGCCAATGCGTTGAGCCTAACGAAGTTATGAAAATCGTCGGAAGCGTTTCCACACTGGACGAGTTGCTGTCGTTACTGGAAGTTGAAAATAGTTGACATTGTTTTCAACTTCGTGTTTTAGTTGCCGTGCGCTGGTGAATGTCTGACCACTGTAGTTAGCGCGTGTTTTGTGGTTTGTGTCATACTAGAGGTCGCAGGGTTTTCGTTTTCCCTGCGGCCTCTTTTTTATGCACATCAAGTCTACGAGCCGTAACGCAGATAACCTTGTCAAGATGTTTGATTTCATGGACAAGTTCGTGCTTAGTTATTCGGCTAAGCTGCTTCTATCCTGTCTTAGCTGGTCGCAAATCGTTCATGGTTTAACCTTTACTGTAATTCATTTGCGAAATCTTTAATGCGACGTTCGATATTGTCTGCAATCGTGCGTAAATTTGCTACTAGCAATGCCGAGAAATCAACAAGGTCGTCATAATCGTTATCGCTATTTTCCAACCCGTAAACAAGTTGGTTGGCAAGATCATTGAACGACAAAACCCACCCTTCTTCTATATTTCTAGCCGAGATGTATAATGCGTCATCCTCGTCGCTGTAAGCAACGTAAAGCGGACCAAGGTCTTCCGAGGTAAGTGAAAAACCAGTTTGTTCAAATTGGCTCATAGCGCAATTCATGGCTTCAATGGCCAAATCAATTTTTTCGTGACGGCTCAGGACTTTCTTTTTTGTTTTTGCTTTCATTGCTGTGTGTTGGTGTGCGGGGACAAGATGCACTCCAAGCAAGATGTTTCAAGTGAAAACTTTGATATTTTGACGTTATTTCCATACCTTACTAAACTGCTTGACATACTAATGATTTAATGCTTGATTCTTCACGAACACGCACCGCCGAGCGTAAATGGCGTTCTAAACAAACATTATGAGTAATCCAGAAGCTACCGCCGAAGCTATTGAATCGGTGTCTAATTTGTCATTCGAGGAGCTTGTAGCTCAACGTGTGGCCCGCCAAACCTCTCCAGAGGAAGAACCCGAAGAAGAATCTGAGGAATCTCCCGAAGCTGACGAAGAGCCTGCCAGTCTAGAAGACGAGGAATCGCCAGAATCGGAAGAAGAACCCGAAGAGGAATCCGAGGAGGAAGCCGAAGAAGAGTCCGAAATTGACCTGCTGTCTCTTACAACTGAGCAGATTCAATCTTTAGCCAAAAAGGGTAAATCTCGCCTCCTCCAACGAATTGGGGAATTGACGGCGCAGAAAAAAGCCCTTGAGGAAAAGATTCAATCTCAGCCTCAGTCGCAAGCCAAAGTTGTTCCTCAAGA